CTTCTTCTTATGCTTTGGTTTCTTAGCGCTCTTAGAACTCATGTTTTGTGCCACTCCCATGGCACCTGCCTGAAGCACACGCTCTGGAGGTTTCTTAACGTTTAATCGAATAAAGTGCTCAGCAGCACTCACAAGGATCGCAACATCCGGATGACCTCTCATCTCATAAGCGTATTGCTCCAACCGCATATCTAAATCAGTCGTTGCAAACATCAATCGATATGTAGAACGAGACCAATTGATAGGCTCACCAACAATGCCAGAAGGTGTACTGCGAATTTGAGTGCTGCAAAAATTAAAACCATCATTACTGTGGTTCCAAGCTTTTACAACATGCCCCAATTTCAGATATCTGAGTTTAACCTCTTCAGGCGTCACACACGTATCTTCCACTGAGTCATCTCCCATCGCAAAAATTCTCTCTGAGCCTACAAGTAGGCCAGCGAGAACTCGAACTCTAGAGTTACCGGCACTAGTGTTATAGCTTCCGCTACAACGCTTGCCAGGAACTGTTTGAGCTACCAATCTGCCATCAGACAACATAAATAGGGACCACATTTCACAATGGCCTCTAGCTCTAAGAGCCCCATGGTACGGGGTATTTTCAAGGCCAACCAACTTAGCCCTGAAATCTGCATCCCACACCATTTCCCATGACTGGACACTAAAATCCCAACCAGACATATCTGCCTCGAAAGGATGTTCATACCTTGTCCACTCTTTATACAACCAGGCTAACGACGAATCATCCAAGCCCATACCAGGTTTGGAAGGAATCTCTCTCCAATTGAGAATTTCGAGAGCGTTTTGTCGCCCATAAAGGACACGCTCACAAAGTTGATCCACTAGAGAGACACTCGCTATTAATCGGAGTCTACCGGTTGAGATCTTGTCAGGCGAATGTGGTTCATTCTTAATGAAAATTCTAACAGGGTCACAAAAACCCATAGCTACCAAATCCACTGCTGAATTCGGCAACTGGTCAGAACTACACAATCGAATTAACCTCTTGCGCACTAAGAGTTTAAGCAAATCTGGATATTTTTCTATCACATTCAAATTTTTCGGACATTGCATAGCAGCAAAAGGCATCCCTGGGGATGCATCACGCTCTACACTTGCCAAAGCATTTTCATAAGATTTCTCAAATCCAGCAGCATTAAACTCCCCGTTAGCAAAAGCCCACGGAGGAGGAGCAGCGGGGTAAATAGACAACATAAACCGAGTACAACCATGCAACTCTTTTGAGTCGGGAGGTTGAGACACTATGTGTCTATTACTTTGCAGAACTAAAGATTTT